ACCATTAAAAATACGAACTTTAGATTACGGTATTAAATATTTCGTAAACCCTACATCTATGTATAGCAACAATACAACAGGTAATGAAGCTGCACCACCTTTACCCTTACTTTTTAATGATAATGCAGAGGAGAACTCTGAAGTCATGGACTTAGAGTTACAAGGGTGGAAACCACTATACTAACTAACATGCCTAATGAAATAACATATATACAGAGTCCATTAAACAAGTCGAGAAAAGACAAATTTTTAATGGTCATTAATATACCACCTGCATTACGTGAGATTTCTTCAAAACAAATACGCTCACCTGACACCATAATACCTGAAAGCTTACAATTTTCTATATATGGCCATATAGTACCGGATATTGAAGTGCCCTCTGTCGTTACACCATACGCAGGTCACTCACTCCTACACACTAGTCACGCAAGAAAGCCTTATCAGCCCAATTCTGTAAAATTTACTATAGATAATAGATTTAATAATTACTGGTTCATCTATAAATGGCTCAAGTTGTTAAATGATGATAAGGCAGGTGTTTATGATATAGAAAATAGAACGCCGAATAGATCTAATCTTGAGTATAGATGTGATATATCGATATTTGGTCTTGATGAATATAATAAAAAAATTATAGAATTTAAATATATTCAGTCGTTTCCTATATCTCTCGGTGGTATAGAGTATGATTATCGTAACTCTGAAGAAATGGAATCTAATTTTACATACGATTATTCGCAATTAATAGTTGAACCGCTGACTGACTTTATATAAATTTTGAGAATAGTTTGCCATTTTTTAAAAAGTTAATCAAAAAACCATAAATACTTTATATGGCAAGAACGATACAGAGTCCCGGTGTTCAGATTAATGAAGTAGATCTCTCCTTGAGAGCAGTAGGTGCACCGCCTACAACAGTTTTTATTCCTGGCTTTGCAGCAAAAGGCCCGGTCTCAGAACCTATACAAATAGGCTCACTCTCAGAATATGAGCGTATTTTCGGTGTACCGACAAACGCAGCAGAGAGATATCACTATCACACAATAAAAGCAGTGTCAAAAACACCTGCCGATATTCTTGTCTACAGATTGCCTTACGGTGAAAATCTCGGTGTTGATACAAGTAACACCTATAGCGCTCTCGTTTACCCAGTAAGATCATATGATCTTGCCAATAGACAAATAACAACAAATTTTGAAATTGCATCAGGTACATATTTCTTCGGTAAACCAACACACGTAAAATTAGAAAAAGAACAATACCTTAGCATCCTTCGTGGTGATGCATTTACATGGGCAGCAAGCGGTGGCTCTACCGGTGCTTTTGCTGGTATTTCAGATTTCGGTAAAGCAGGCCTCATTATTTTAAACAAATCACAATCGACGATAAACAGTAAATTTGAAGGTTACTACGTCGGTGTTATTGATAATTCCAATTTAAATCCTGCAACAACATTCGATAATATTACGGATGTACTTACAGTTAATTCAACAGCAAGCTCTGTATATACAAATTATGTAAATATACCTTCTACCCGTCTTAACTTCCCATTATCTGCAGCGTCAGAAGGTGTAGTTGACAGTATTTCAGAAGTGATGGAGAACTTACCATCTTTCAACATTAGCTCAAAAGTTGATAATGATACAGTAGCTCTCGGCTTATTCAAGCTACGTCAATCAATCTTCTCACCTGATACAATCGCTCTTGACTTCGTCCTTGAAGAGAATATAGTAGCTTCACTTGACTATTACAGTCAAATAAATGATTCAACCGGTGGACCTGCGAAAACATTCTTCCTTGAGAACATCGACGATAGCTCAAAGAATATTATCTCCCTCGTTAACCCATACATTTCAAATAGAAATAAAGGTGTTTCATGGGAGACCATTGACGGTACACCAGCAAAGAGTGTTCGCTTTTTAAGCGCGCCTCGCATTGCTCCATTAGTTACTGATACATCTGACACATATACAACACGCATGGGTGCTCCATCCGGTGACGTCAGTACGATTGCAGGTGTATTACAAACAACTAACGCGCTGTTTGCAGTTAGTGATTATGTTGAAGTCAATCTCGAAACCAAAAAAATAGGTAATGTACCTGCAAAAGTACAGGCCTGTATGGATAAAATAGAGAACAGTGAAGTTTATCCTCTAAGCATTACCTGTGAAGCTGGCTTAGGTACTATATACGTTAACTCCTTTAACCCCGCAACAAGCGGTTATTTCGATGATTTGGTACCGTTTCCGACTGCCGTAACCGATCTTACAGCACAAAGCGAAGACCGTATACCTGGTACAGCGCAAAAATATCTTGCTGTTGCTAATGAATTTATAACATTTGCTGACAATAAGCGTAAAGATCACTTATTTATTGCTGACCCTATAACTAATATCTTTACACAAGGTAACGATATTAAAACACTTGATGATCCAAATAAAAACTTCACACAAGACATTTATTGGCCATTGAGAAATCAGTTTGCTGGTATAAATTCCAGCTATGTAGCGATATATGCTAATATTGCAAAAGTTGCAGATATGGCAACAAACAGACAAGTCTGGGTACCATTCTCAGGGTTTGCTGCTGCAGCAATGGCAAATACAGATACTAACTTCTATCCATGGTTTGCGCCTGCAGGGTTTACACGCGGTATTGTTACAGGTATTACAGATCTCGGTTTCTTCCCGAAACAAAAACAACGCGATCAGATGTACAAACTATCACTTAACCCTGTAGTCTTCTTCCCGAATGAAGGGTTTGTAATCTTTGGTCAGAAAACATCACTCAAGAGACCGAGCGCATTTGACAGAGTTAACGTGAGACGTTTGTTTTTATACTTAGAAGTGCAGACAAAGAATACCGTAAGATACTTTGTATTCGAGCCTAACACACTATTTACAAGAACTAATGTTAAGAACGTTCTTTCACCGATATTTGATCTTGCGAAGAATACACAAGGTGTATATGATTACTTGATTATATGCGACGAGAGAAATAATACACCTGATGTTATTGATCAAAATGAACTTATAGTTGACATATATCTCAAGCCAGTAAGAGCTGCAGAGTTCATACTTGTCAACTTCTACGCAACAAGAACAGGAGCTAATTTCCAAGAGATTGTTGCCTAAATATCAAACATTTAACTAAATAATTATATGGCAGACGTAAATCAACTAATCCAAGACTTCTACAGAGTAGCACGCGAAAGAGAGTTCACACGCGACTTTAACTTTCGAGTATTACAAATTAATACAGGTAGTGCTGTAAATGCAGCAGGTCAACCTATAGTGTTTGAAGACTCAGATTTAGTGTATGTTAAAACAGCAACACTACCTGAAAGAGCAATCACTAACGTACCTGTACCGTTTATGGGACTTAACTTCAACGTACCCGGTAACGCTACATATCCAGGAAGTGATGCCTATTCACTTACATTTTACGCTGATGCCAAATCACAAATACGTCAGAAGTTTGAAGATTGGTCACGTTATACATTTGATGATGCAAACAGCACAGGTGATTATTTGACACCAAAGCAATCTTCATATATCACGCTTGTACAGCTTGATAATAAGATGCTTAAAACATCAGAATATACTCTTGTGGGTATATCTCCGAGATCTGTAGGTCCGTTATCATATAATATTGCAGGTGGCACGGGTGAAACAGTAGAATTTACTGTAACATTATCATATCATTACTTCACAAGAGCTGTATAAACTTAATAAATAATTAAGTGACAGATCCAATTACCAGTGCATTAAACAATGCCGCCGGGTTGCTAGCAGGTACTAATCCACCATTTGCTCCGCAAATAACCGAACTCATTGGTACTAATATACCCGGTCAACCACTTATAAGTGCCCGCGATTATTTCCTTGCGCAAATGGATTCGTGGATTACTGCGACACCTCTGTCAACACAATGGATAGTTCTTATTGAGCGGCTACCATTTAATCTTACAACTGAAATCTTACAGACTCTCGAGCGTACTGACGGCAGTAAGCATGGGTTTGATATTGACGTTGCAAAAAATACAACATACAATTACGCGACACAAAAAATAGTTGGTTGTTTGTTTACATATGGTGCTACCTTGCCTAGTGAGCAATATGATGTAGGTAGCGTAAGTGTACCTAATAACAGAGGCTTTACCCCTGGTATTATCGCACAGGGTCGCCAAATTGAAGCACCTACGCTCGCTTTAGAGTTTCGTGATACCAACACTTCGTTTGTTGATTTTGTAATACGCCCATGGGTAATTCTTGCATCACATTACGGTTTAGCAGCCAGACCGGGCGATACGTCAATAACACGCGATCCTAAAAATGTTAAAGCTAACGTCCTTGTTATGCAATACTCAAGATCACTAGCAAACATGTCAATGATACCACGCAAGGTATGGCAGTTTTACAACTGTGTCCCATATAATGTTAGCGAACAGTCATTAGACTATACTGAAGAAAAACTCACTACTATTAGTACACGCTGGACATACTCTCATTACACAGTAGCTAACAATTCATATTTCCCGATAATTAACATTATTAACAATATTGCAAAAAACGGGTTTCCTACAATTACTGGTGGCGCGTTTAATATTAACAGCTTCCAACCACTTTAATTTGTAGAGATACAAAAATAATACTATAACTATTATTGATGCTTCCGTTTTATTATACAGCATATATTCCAAGTCAAAAGGATACTATAAAGCTTAAAGAGCTTAGTTTTAGTGACTATAAGAATATTGTAAAAATTATTACAAACAATAATAACACGTTAATAGAAGCAGCTTTTAATGAAATAATACATAACGTTACAGGGCACGACTCTAATAACTTTACATTTCTTGATAAGCTAATAATATTACTAACTGTTAGATCAGTTTGCATTTTATCAGATATCGAACTTGTTGTAACATCACCAGAAACTGAAAAATCATATAACGTAAGTTACCGCATTTATGATATAATTCAAAAACTCACCGGTCTTGATTTAACAGGGTACGATACAACAGTAAAAAAATATAATTCTGTGCTACAGGTAACGTTCGGTTTACCGTCAAATTTATACGTAGATAGGACTAACGAATCATTATTTGCAGCAATAAAACAAATAGAAGTCAACGACAATATTCTACCTTTAAATAAAGATGAAATAATTGAACGCTTACCAATTAATGTCTTTAAGGATGCAAAGTTATTTTTATCAGAGATAGAAAACAAAATTAACGGTATTAATTTAATGTCTGTAACAACACCGGATACATCACCGGATAATGCCATAGAAGTGCCGTTAACACTTATAGAGAATTCAGTTCTTGAGTTTCTCAAGCTTTGCTACAAAAGAGAGTTAATTTCAGTATACGAGCTTGAATACATTTTAACATCTAAATTAAATCTACCACATGATCTTGTTTATAACTCTACACCCGCAGAGTTAATGTTGTATATTAACTTCTATAACAGGGAAAAAAGCGAGCAAGAAAAACAACAAAAACGTTCTATATTAATCGGTCCGCAGCCGAGAGCGTAGTTTGTTGATTAACACGATATTTTGACTATATATAATAAAAGACATGAATGCTAACGTTAATGATTTACTAAAGCAACTCGATAATATTAATCAGCAGGCACTTATCGATATCTACATACCAACTTTAAAGAGAACGGTTAAATTCAAAAATTTAACACTAAAGCAACAAAAGAACTTATTAAAGTCAGCGATTGATGAATCACTAACTAAACTTTCATTTAATTCTAATATTTACTCTATTATAAAAGAGAATAATACGGAGAGCATTGATATAAACACATTAACGACGTTAGATAGAACAGTTATTGCTCTAACGTTGCGTTCTACAGGTATTGATAAAACGTATAATACAGGCGAAAAGGAAATAAATCTTGAGGAGGTTATCTCGAATGCTCCAAATATTGAGCTTACAGAACTAGAGCATACTTTTACAAGTGATAATATTACCATAACTCTTAATGCACCGCAACTCAAAACTGACTTTGATTTGAGCAATTACTCACTTAATAAGCTTAAACAGCAAAACGTTGATTTAAAATCTATAATAGGAGAACTCTTTATATACGAACTCTTAAAATTTGTAAAGTCTGTAAACATTAAAAATGGTGAAACCACAACTGAGGTGGTTTTTAATTCGGTAAAAATAGAAGATAGAATTGCTATTGCAGAAAAATTTTCTTCAAATATTACAAATACAATTTTAGATTTTATAAAAAGTTACAGAATTTTAGAGAATAAATTTTGTAAAATTAACGACACAACAATAGATATTGACGGATCCTTTTTTACCATTTAATATTTTTTTATTAAATATATTAAATGAATGAGGTAAATGCTGAACAACTTCAATCTATATTCGGCACAGTTGCAAACATAGAGAGAGAAGTAAAATCTCAACAACGTGTCATTGAAAAAGCTGCACATATATTAGGTGGCGAGCTACCTGATATAACTAAGCATCTTACTACGTTAAGAGATGTAAAGCAAATTGTAAACGAACTTGTACGTACTGCGCAGATTGCAAACTCTGCTGGAAAAAAGACTGTAGATGAGCTCGATAAGATGAATCATAATATTATTTCATCAAATAAAGAAATAAGCAAAAATATAAGCGATGCAGGTGAAAAAACTGTTGATGAGCTTAACAAAGTAAACACCAATATCGTTTCTTCAAACAAAGAAATAGGTAAGAATATAAATGATGAGCTCAACAAATATGGCACAAAACAAGAACAAACTATAGATAAATTAGAATCTACATTATCAACAAATTTTAAAACAGTTAGTGAAACGTTTCTTTCTAAATCACAAGATGGTAAAGAAGATCCTTTTAAAACGTATATCGATAATGTTGTAACAGTTCTAGGCGGTAAACTTGATACAATAATCTCAATGTCTTCATCAAAGTCTACTCAAACAAGACCAGTATCCTCATCAAAAGAAAGTAATATAACAAATTTACTAAAACGTCAAATCAATGTATTAGAAAGATCTAAAACATCAGCAGACAAAAAACTCACATCAATTTTTGAAGCTATTACAGGTGCAAATCAACGCACTGCTGCCAGAGAGAGAAAAGAAAAAACCACACCTCCAGAGATTAATTTATCACGTAAAGATAGACGGCTTTTAACATCACTCGATAACGCTACAAAATTTGATGCACTTCTTCACGAAGTTAAAGATACAAAGAAAGGTGATGGTCGTTCACCGTTGATGAAGTTAATTTCACCGCTAATGTTATTACTAGGTGGCGTTGGTGCTCTTGCATTTGGTGTTTTTAAATTTCCTACCGTCAAAAAAATGTTTGATGCATTTACGAAGACTTCAATGGGTGGAGGCATAATGTCATTTTTTCAATCTCTTGGACCTAAGAACAAAAGCGTAAAAGAGATTATTAGAAATATACCTTTTGTGGGTAGAATGGTTGATCTATGGGATGCACTAAGTTTAATGCATAAAGGTAATTATAAAGCAGGTTTTAAGCAGCTCGCTTTTGTAATACCGGGCGCTGAATATCTTGCATTGCTACTCGATACGACAAAAGAAAGACTATTAAGCTCGGCTTATGATAAAGCAGGTGATAAGAGCGTAAAGATACCTTTTATTGGTACTACCGCAGAGCAACTTTTTCATGGTGTGTTTAGTGGTATGAGTGGAGTATTTGAACCGGTTATTTCTTTCTTTAGAGATGGCTTTGGTGCTCTCGGAGATGTATTTAACCTTCTTAAAAAAGGCGTAGAAATAAATTACAATGATGTCGCAACAGCTCTGGATAGTATTTCAACAAAGTATTTTCCAGCACTAAAACCTGTTGCAGAAATTTTTAAATCTTTAGCAAAAAGTTCTTTTGATTGGACAGCTGCTAAAATGGGAGTACAACCTGATGCAGGTAAAGAAGTAAAGCCTATTAATATCGGTGATATGTTCAAGACTGTCTTTGAGACTATATCTAATAAAATATCAAAAGCTTTTGAATCATTAAGCGAAGTGATGAGTGCATTAGGAATGGTCTTTAGCGGTGATACACGCACCCAACAACGCGGACTTAACATACTTGATAGATATGCTCCTGGTATATCAAACGGTATCGGTACATTTTTAAATGTACTTGATAATATAAAAAATATGGCGGGTGATGATGGTAAGATATCGGTATGGGACATGATGGGTGGTCTCTCACTAGAAGGGAAATTTAGTAGACGTGAACGCTATAGATCAGTAATGTCAAAAGAGGGTAAAGACGCTCTCGAGCAATATGAATTGTTGACTTCAGAAATACAAGCATTAAAAAATGATCTAGAGAGAGCGACAAAGGGCACCGACACCTCTGACATCACACCAATGGGTGGCGGTTTACCAAGTCTGTATCATATTAATAGACGTGCAGGTAATAAAGAAGAACGTAAAAAAGTGAT